ACGCATACTTTGGATGCGCTAAATATCTTTTGGAAGATGAAGGTCGCACAGCAAAGAACGCAAAATGGTTTAAGGCTTTTTGGCTTGACCTAGATTGTGGTGAAAACAAACCATACGATTCACAAGCATCCGCATTGGATGCGCTCAGAATATTTGTTAAAGCAACAGGGTTACCTCGACCCACTATCGTTAACTCAGGACGTGGCATACACGTTTACTGGACGCTGAAGGAGACCATCGGTTACAACGATTGGAAGCCGACAGCCGAAGCACTGAAGAAATTCTGTGCCTCATACAATCTGCTTGCTGATCCTGCGGTTACAGCAGATGCCGCACGAATACTGCGTATACCCGAGACGTTGAACTTCAAGGACAACCCGCCCAAGCCCGTATCTGTAATGGTCGAGTCGCAGCCGGTAGAGTTCACACGCTTCAAGACGTTGATAGGTGTAGAAGAAGAGGATGACGAGCCGCAAGGTTTGTTTGGTTCTGACGCACCACCACGCCGACCAATAGATGCAACCACCCGCGCCTTGATGGGTAACAGTGTGTCCCGTTTTGGGACTATCATGCGCAAGAGTGCCGAGGGTGAAGGATGCGCACAACTACTGCGTATCTATAAAGAGCAAGAGACTGTTGAGGAACCGCTATGGAGAGCGGGTCTGTCTATTGCGATCAACTGCGAAGATGGTGAGAAAGCGATCCACAAGATTAGCAATCAGCACCCTGAGTACGATCCACAAGAGACGTTCAACAAGGCACACGCACTACTGGAGAAGCCATACAAGTGCGCTACGTTTGCAAGCATTAACTCTGCACCGTGTAACGACTGCCCACACAAGGGCAAGATTACTTCTCCGATTCAGATTGGTTCCCGCATCGCCGAAGCCAAGGCAGAAGACAACATCGTTGTCATGCGTAACGCCATATTGGAAGAAGAAGTCACGGTTGAAATACCTGACTACCCATACCCATACTTTCGTGGCAAGAACGGCGGTGTGTACAAGCGGGGTTGGGGTAAAGATGAGAAGGGTGAGGATGAGAAAGATGAGTTGATCTACGAGTACGACTTCTACGTCGTGAAGCGGTTGACTGATCCTGACACAGGAGAATCTTTGTGGATGCGCTTACACATGCCCAAGGATGGAATCCGTGAATTCTCCGCGCCACTATCAAGCGTTTTATCTAAGGACAAGTTGCGGGAAGTCTTGGCATACCAAGGTGTCACTGCATACAACAAAAGATTGGATTTACTTATGGGTTACATCACCAAGTGGGTGCAAGAACTTCAGCACCTAACAGAAGCAGAAAAGGCACGTCAACAATTTGGTTGGCATGAAGACGATACCAAGTTCATCATTGGCAATCGTGAAGTTACAGCATCGGGCGTGAACTACAGTCCCTCATCTAATGCCACTGCGGAGATCGCAAGCTACTACACCAAGAAAGGTACGGTTGCCGAGTGGAAAAAGGTTGCCAACATCTATGCGGCTCCCGGAAATGAAGTACGTGCGTTCACACTCTTTGCAGGATTTGGGTCAGCGTTATACAAGTTTACAAAGCTCAACGGCTCAATCATTCACCTGACAAACAACGGCTCCGGTGTAGGTAAGACAACGATTCAGCTTGCAGTCAACAGCATTTGGGGCAGACCCATTGAACCGTTGATGAACCAAGAGGATAAGTATTTGGCACGTATGCACCGTATCTCAGTGCTTGGCAATATACCCCCTACCATTGATGAGTTGACCAACATGGGAGATGAGGAAGTCAGTGCAATGGCGTACGCTATTACGCACGGGCGAGGCCGTAACCGTATGCAGTCACAGTCTAATGCTGAACGTAGTAATTCACTGCGCTGGAATTTGATTGCGATTACATCAGGTAACAAGAGTTTGTACGATCAGTTGTATAACCTCAAAGACTTTCCGGAGGGCGAACTGATGCGGGTACTGGAGTTTGCAGTTGCCAAGAATGACAGCTTGAGTAAGGCTGAGTCTGATGCGATGTTTAATCCCATGTACGAGAACTATGGTGTAGCAGGGGAAATCTTTATCCGCTATGTGATTGCTAACTTACCGGAAGTTCAGCGTCTATTGAATGCGATCCAACGTAAGTTTGATAAGGCCGCAGGGTTTACACAACGTGAACGCTTTTGGTCTGCGACAGCGGCATGCGCACTGACATCCGGCATCATTGCTAAGAAGTTGGGTCTGCACGACATTGATGTATCCGCAGTCTACAAGTGGGCAGTAGAAACCCTAAGTAATATGCGCATTGAAGTCCGCGCTGACAGCATGACACCTTTGAGCCGCATCGGTATGTTCTTGAACGAGAAGAACAACAACATGTTGATCGTGAAAAGCACGGTTGATAAACGGTCAGGTTTGTTTGAATCACCAATACGGGAACCCCGTGGGGAGTTGATGACCCGCTACGAGCCGGATACTAAGCTGTTGTTTATCTCCACCAAAGCCCTGCGTGAATGGTGTAGTGAGAATCAAATATCCTATAAGATGGTGTGCGCTGATCTACAAAAGGCTAAGATCATCAAAGGTATTATTAAGAAAAGCATGTCCAAAGGTTCTGATATGACCACACCTTCAGTGTTTGCACTGATGATTGACTGCGCTGTTGCTACTGACCTTGATCCGGAAGTAGAAACTATTACCCATGACGATAACGGCTGATACTGTACCAGTTGCTATAGAATGGCATAAGTTTGTAGTTGGTAGCTCTTTCTACATACCGTGCCTAGATCGTCAGGGTATTGCAGACCAAATAGCCGCCTCTGCTAAAGAGCGCGGCATGAAGATCAAGTTCCGTTTTGTTTTGGAAAGAGGCACCCAAGGAGTGAGATTCTGGCGAATCACTTAACAATGTGCTAGAGTTCGCCCTAGCAACTTGTTACTCTCTCCTTTGGTTGCTATCTCCTTGAGCCCCGACTTCGGTCGGGGTCTTTTTTTAATCACCGTATGCTTCTGCGGCGGCTTGCTTCAGATACGGAGCCAGTTTGCGATCAAGCGATACACCTTGATACATTTCGGCAGAGATGCGATCACGTGCCTTCACTGACTGATTGATTGTCTTCTCACTGATCTTTAGGTCAGGGTATTTAGCACCAAGCTCAAACAACTTCTCACGTGCATCCATCATGCCGTCAACATCGCCTTCACGCATAGCGGCATAGTACTTCTTCAGTGCGTTCTTCTCAATAGACTTGATGGCTTTACCCTTCTCGGTCATGTACGCATTTTCTTCGTACTGCTTCATCAAGTCAGCAGGAGCAAACCCAAGCACTTGCATAGCGGCGTTGTAACCGTTCACATCTCCAACTGCATCACCACGTAGAGTGTTAGCGCCTTCGATTGCATAACGACCACCCTTCAAAATATTGCGCATACTTACAGGCAGTATGGCCTCAATACCACGTTCCATCTGACCTTCAGCAATCAGATTTACACCACGTATAGCACTGTCCACAATAGAGTAAGGTGCACCAAGCAAACTCTCCATAAACTGGGACAATGCACTTGCGTCTGCTTTGCTTCCCTTTTGTTCACGCCACAACAAATCAGTCCAACCCACACGATCCGCAATGCTCAGATTGGTGAAGTAGTTGACTGGCCCTTTAAAGAAGAAGTCTCCAAGATATTCACGCATGATCGTATCAAAGTCATCATCGTCTTTGTCTTGGAACATGTTGTAGGCCAACTCAGCAACCCAGTACAGTGGCAAACCTTTAGCGCCAGCAAAGAGCGCGGACATGCCGTATATACCAACAAGTTGTCTACGAGCCGCTTTAATTGCTTCAAGCTGTTCACCCGTTGCACCTTTGACAGGGAGTGAACGCATCATGGTGTCAAACAACATGTAGTACATGCTGAATGCAAAACGCTTAAACACCATCAAAACTTTTCCTACGTCACTCTGACCAAGGCTGGGGCCAGACAGTGTACTGCCCGCACCGTGAGAATATTCCACAAGTTTCAGGGCTTTATCGATTGCCTTGGTTTGCTTCTCAGCATCACTCATCTTGGAGTTTTTGAGCTTGGCCATTTCCAAATCATAGGCGGCAACAGCAGTGATCTCACGGTTCATGCGCTCGGCATGGTGGAACATGAAAGAACCTATCAACGTTGTGTACCGCGCTAGTTTGTTTGTGCTGCCATAACCTGATGAATCGTTATTCTCAGAATTTAATGCACTCCGTGCGGTAGATGTGGCCAGCAGACCACGGTCTTTCATAGCACCAATCAGCCCTGCGTATTGAGGAGCTTTTCCATTGTTGACCAAGTTCTCGATGGAGGTCATTGCCTTTAACCCCATACGATTTAGAATTTGAAATTCATTTTGAACTTCAGTGACTTCTCCAGTCAGTTCTGTAACCTTACGGGTAAACCCACTGCTCATATAGAGTTTTCGGGCATTGTTCAGTGCCGCACCTGCGTCCTTAAATCCATACTCACCACCGAGTTGCGGGAAGACAATCAAGGGAGTTTGTAGTGTGTTGATCACTGCGGAGGAAATATTACCGGCAAGGTTGTAGTAGAACGCACCGGAGCTTGCATACTGAGAGAAGGCAGTCAACGTAGGCTTCATGGCAAATTCACGACGACCTTCAAACTCGTTAATGAGTTCACCACCGTACCTATTAGTATCACCCCGTGCGGAATCAACCGTCTCTTGCATTTCTGCTACAAGACGTTGTAGTTCAGGGCCATACTGCATCCGGCCCAACTGACGTGCAGTGTTACTGCTTACCCGATCAAACACATAGGCGGCGTTATCAATATAGCCACCAATACCAGTACGTTTCTGACGGCTCTTCAGTATGCTGGCCTCTGGCATAGCTTTGACAACAAGTTGTATCAAGTCATCAACAGCATCTTTACCAGCACCATTGTCCTGCATGATCTTTATGATGTCGGCCAACATAGTGCCGGATGGTACGTTCTTAGAAGTTATTTGATCTGCGCGTAAATAGAAGTCAACGTTTGTAACACCCTTAGCTTCTAGTTGCTGACGGGCGTAGTTAAGTTCAGCCTCAGATTCAAAGGCTTCTTTTTTAGTTTCACCGTTGATGTCGTATTGCAACCAAAATGGGCCTTCGCGGAATAAAGGCGCGTAGTGGTCAACACGTATAGCGGCAAGTTCTTGCAGAATCTTTTGGTAGGCAGTGGCGGCTTGCGACTTGTCACCCACCGTAGCCCCGATATTGCGCTCTAATGACTTTAAGAACTCCTTATCAAGTTCTTTGTAGGTTGCAAATAGATCGCGGTACAACTTCTGGCCAGTTGGTGTAAGTTTAATAAACCTTGCATGGAGTTGTTTCCACTCAGCTTCTTTCTCGGGACTGCCTTTGTATTTGCTAAAGTCTGCTTCAGGGTTTACATCCACACGTGTGGAATCATTAACCAAAGTAGACCATGCCTGATACTCAGGGGTTTGTCTAAATTCAGCCAAACGGCTATGTAATGGGTACATGGCTTCAAGAAGTTTCTCTTGATAACCCGCCATCTCTTCGATGGTGTTTGCAAAGCGAGTCGCGGTATTACCCAAATACTTGCTACCAACTTCACCCAAGGCAGACAAGTTCAACGCTTTGTACATTAACTGACGGCCAGTCGTACCAATTTTTTCTGCGGCTTTCCAAAACCCAACAGCACGTTCACTGTTCATGACGGGCTTACTGCGGATAGTACTGTTGATCTTTGTAAACATCTCTTGCACAACATTAGGGTTATGCAGAGACTGCGCATACATAGTTTCACCCATGCGTTCGGCAGGGGGAGGGCTGATGATGTCATTTAGCATGCGGTCAATCGCATCCAACGCAGTCTCATGTTTAGGGGGCAAGCGTAGCAACTGACGCACAGAATTAACCAAACGCTCCCAACCAGTGAGTTTCTCACCTGTGGGTTTGAACTGCTTTAGGTGATTGCGGAACGCATCATTACTCCACGCCTCGGCAGCGAACTCTTGTATATCTTGCGCACCATAAGTTCCTTCAGTGGCTTTCTTCATTTGATTGAAGAGGGTTGTAACCTGACGGGTAACGGGATGCGATGGGTTGTCCAAAGTGTGGGACATGGTTGCATGTGAACACTCATGCAGAATCTCATACTCAGTAGCACCATCACGCAAATAGACTGTGTTGGTCTTTGGGTCGTACATGGACTTCTTAGCGCCATATACTAGGTTCACATTACCAACAAGTTTTGATAAGTTCTGTGCAAAAAGTTCTGCTGTCCTAGATGAGCCGCTATCCGCCAGCCCTTGTAAAGCACCTACCAAGTTATTGTTGGCAAGCTGTTGGAGAATCACCGGGTGAGCCTGTGTATGTAATGCGGCAAGGTCTGCATCAGCTTCAAAGCCACTGATATCAGTGTCGGCTATATCGTCTAACCCACCATACAAATCAGATTCCAACTCACGTGCAAGACGTTGTAGGTCTTTTTTACGTTTGCCTGCCAAAGTCTTTGTACCTTTAGCGTCTTCAAGTTCTTCTAGCGTAGGCGCAAACTCACCTTCTGCTTTGGCAGTGGAGGCTTCTTCGGCCACTTGCGTTTTAGTGGCTTTACGCACCTTGGTCTGCGCTTCCTGACGGCGGCGAATAGAGTCAGACCTTTTCTTTTCCTTTTCGTATTGGGCAATTTTTTGATCCATGAACGCTACAGCTTCAGGAGACAAATTGGCACGTGCCCATGCTTCGGCATTTTTAGCATGACTACCGCCTTGACCTAAGAAAAATGCGGCTTCTTCTTTGGTGCCAAACGTTGGCTCTGGGCCAAAAGGACTTTGTGCAAACGCCTTCATCTTGTCGTTGCGGTAAGCCGTAGGTTGATACACCAAATCATTGGCAATCGAATCAAGCGCAAGTTCAGGGACTACCTTGCCAAAATAGGCACGGGCATCCTTCGCAATCTTATCTAACTTGTTCTTTAACCCACCCAACTTTTGTTGGATAGCGGGCAGTTCTGCGGATAAATCAGGGCGGTCTAAGACGCTTCGTGTGGCAGTTGTTGCCGTTTGTCTTTGCGCTTCTGCTTGCTTGGTTTGAGTGGTCGTAGTGCCATCAGTTGTGGTTCCTTTATTTAATGTAGTGGACTGCTGTCCTTCTCTTCCAGTAGCGTCTGTAGCATTCTGGTCAGTAGAAACATCTCCACCTCCGACAGTTGTTTCATCGGTTGCGGTATCTTTAGTAGCAGTGGATTGGCTATCCACGCTAGGGCCTCCTCCACTTGTGGTGGTGTCAGGTCTTGTAACATCAGGTACTCCAAATGCAAATTGGCGGGTTTGTTCTTGCTGTTTTTGCTTAGTGGGAGAAAGCGTTTCGGCTTTCATTTCGGCACGGGCGGCTTTGACTTCTTCGGGATCAAAAGTGCTGATCAGGTCATCGTATGCGGCTTCATCAATCTTGCCGGTGAAATCGGGCTTCTCCAGTGTTTGGATAAGTTTACGGCGACCATCAACGGTTTCAAGGTCTGTACCCAACAAGGACAAACCAACTTCTGAACGGTCAGACACTTTAAGATTTTTCAGGGTGTCAACTGTAATGGGGTCACCGGGGACGTTTGTAGTTACAGGGCCAAACGCAAAGTCACGTGTGGCTTGCTGTTGATTAGCACGGCGTTGTTCAGTTGCAGGACTGTATAAACCACCAGTACCGGGGGTAGGTGGCACGATGCCAAATGGGGCACCACGTTCTCCATACCGCTCTTTATATTTCTCAGCATCGGCTTTCTGTTGCTCTTCCAACAACTGCGCACGTTGTGCTTCCAGCTTATCAATTTCAGCCTGAGTCTCTGCATCAGGTGTATAGCCTTCAGCGGGCCGTATCTGATCCATACGTGCTTGAAGAGCCTTGAGGTTCTCTGCACGTTGGTTGTAATCAGGCAGACCCTCAAACGTAGAAGTTAAATCTGCTTCACGTTGCTTACGTGCTTTCTCAAGTGCAATGTCGTACTCAGCACGGCGTTCAGGAGTAAGCGTACCGGCTTTAGCCTCGGCATCCATTTGCGCTTTGAGTGCTTCTTCGGCTTCTTTGGTATCTTTAAATTCTTTGCGGGCAGTCAAGCCTTGGCTTGTACCGCTGACAGTACCAAACACACCACCACCGATTGCGCCTTTAACAAACGATTCTTTGAATCGCTGAATGTTCTCCGGGCCAAACATATCTTTAGTACTACCTGCAACTTGTTCTGCGGCGGCATTGATAGACTCTTGCGCTGCCTCAGTCAAACCTTCAGTACCTGCGGTTTTAGCGGCTTCTTTGCCAATGTACTTCCACACCTTTGGTGCGGCACCAGATTCTTTGGCCAACTTCTCAATGACCTTCATCTTGCCGTAACCACCAAGATCACTCAATACTTTTCCGGGAACGATAGCGTCTAAGACAGAAGATAGACCACCCGCAAGTGCGGCAATCCCCGGCTCCATCTTGTCTGTTTCGCGGTAAATACTTTCAAATACTTCGGGTGCGTTTTGTGCAAATGAGCCAAGGTACACACCACCATACATTGCACGTTTACCTGCTACTTCACCAGCCTTTTTGGCGGCAGTCTCTGCGGCGGCACGGCCAGCCATAGACAAAGGGCCAGCTTCCAAAGCGGCACCCATAGCACCACGAGCGGCAACTCTACTACCCACAGCACCGGCACCTATACCGGGAATCAAAGCAGTCAATGCTGTTGGGCCAAGTTCACCCAAAGTTTCTGCACCGTATTGCAAGGCTTCGTATGGGCTTTCAATCTCAGTGTATGACTTAAATTGTGTGGGGTACTTGGCTTCTAATGCGGCACGAGACTCTTGCGCTTCACCCAGTTGACGTTGCGCGTACTCATCAAAGCCAAGCGCAGATGCACCCATAGCGGGGAGCGTGTCCCCTAAAGCGATACCTGTTTCCCCCAAGCCGCGCATAAAACCCCGCTTGAGGAGGGTGCCAATCCCCACTTCGGGTTTTGGCATTTTAAAATCATATTTTTGCTCAAGCGCGGAGAGTTGCGCTTGAAGTTGCTCTTGCGTTAGGTCATCCCGAAAATTGACGGGGCCAAGTTTGGGCAGGTTGATAAGCATATTTATTGACCCAAGAGAGCATCTGCTGAACGTGCGCTTAAAGCATCTATTGCTTGCCCCCTAATATCTGCTAGGTAGGCTTGTTTACGTTTATTAAATATATCTGCGGCTTGTTGGCTACGCAAGTCTTTAGCAGTCAGGAAATTAGGGCCATAGTCTTTGGCAAGTTGTGCTCTAAGTTGAGCACCTTCACCCATCATAAAGTCGTTAAGACCTTTTGCCGTTGCTTGCATAATACGTGCTCTGTTTGCCTCACCCATTTCGGCATAGCGTTTTTCTTGTGCAGCAAGCTGTGCTTTAGCGATTGACCCTTGTTGTGCAAGCTGGGCAATACCTAGCGCGTTACGGTTCTGTTGGTCAACTGCGGATAGTTGTAACTGCTGTCCTTGATTAGTTACAGTGGCTTTACCAATATCACCCTGCTGTTCAACTTGTTGGCGTTGTATGGCTTGGCTATTACCAGCAGAAGCGGCATTTAAATTTAAGTTTGTGTACTTATACAAGTTATCAGCGGCGCGTTCTCCAGCCGCTTGAGCGGCTTGGTAATTACCTTTCTTGGCGGCAACTTTTTGTTGCTCAAGGTTGTCACGATAATCTTCTAATTTATCTTTAGCGGCACGATTTGCGGCTTCACCTCTGATCAAGTCAGCAATACCTTGGCGACCTTCGTTGCCCAGAGCACCCGCAAGACTACGCTCTTTACTACCGGCAATACCAAACCCAGTGCTAATAAGATTTAAGGCACGACCAACAGCCGAGTCTTTTTCTTGAGCGGCTTCACGTTTACCAAGACGTTCTTCACGGGCTTCAAAGCCGGGTTTGTCCATCTCTTCTAACTTTGTTTGCGTTTCTCTAACCGCAGTTTCTGTTGCTGTTTTTGTTTCTGCCGGTAACTTTTTGGTAATTGCATCAAGGTCGGTTAATACGGGAGCCGTACGTTCTGGCAAAACCGCAGGGATTGGCGTGTATGTCTGCATAGCAGGCATTTTGAAGCCACCACCATCAGGAGCCGCAGGGGGAGCGGGGGGAGGAGCCGCCGCATTATTACCCAACACATCCGAAGGAACTCGGCTTTGAGGGCCGTAAGGAACGGCAGTACCAGTTGCCGCAGGGTTACTAATTCCAGTGATTGCGGATGGCCCTTCTGCCGCCAGTTGCTGTAGTTGCGCAAAGGATAAGTTTGGTAGCGCCGCCGCAACGGCTTTAGCCGCTAGGCGTTCTTCATCAGTTTGTCGCATGAACAAACCGGGCACAGCGGACGCAGGGCCATACTGCATTTGCAGTTTGTTGCGTAGTTTGGCCATTTCATTAGCTTCAGTAAAATTTTGTCCTACACCACTGAAAAAACGACCCGCTGGAGTTGTGCCTGTATATCCTGTGCTTTGGTAACGCTCAACCTTGCCACCATCTTCAAACGCAATAATGCCACCACCGGCATAAGACTGCGGCAGGTTAGATTGCAAGGTTTCAACACCTTGAGACTGATCCGCTTGAGCGGCTTGCGCCATAACTTGTTGAGCAATCGGTGGTTGTGGAGCCTGTTGGCCTTGTGGGGGTTGTTGCATCCCAGCACCAGCCATGCTTTGCGCCATTTTGGCTTTAACCTCGGTTATCTTCTTGGTAAGTTCTTGGATGAGCGGGATGCCAACGTAAGGTTGGATTGCACCGCTTTGAACACCCGTAATAAGACTTTTCTGTATAGCTTCAATCTGTTGTGGATTAGTGGCGCGTTTAGCCATTGCCGCCATAGAAGCGGCACGGCGTGACATATCATCTTGTAGGCTATTGAGGCTCATGATTATTCCTTATGGTTTGCCCACTGCATTGTTTAACGCCAAAGCACCAATACCGGCAGTGCCCAAACCTGCAACTTGATTAACAAGTGAAGGAGCGGCTTGGTACTGGGTCTGAGTTGTTCCGGGCAGTGCGTAACCACGAAGCATAGCGTTGTACTGGTTGTACGCTTGCATTGGCGCGTTCTGCGCGTTGGCAAAGTTTTGGATTGCTTGGTTGATGTACTGCTGTTCTTGACCTTGTTGTTGACCACCAATTTGATTTTGGAAACCTAACATGCCAAGTTGAGCATTCTGTTGCGCTGTGCCAATGTTAGACAAATTAGAAGCCGCTTGATTAGCCAAACCGTAACCTGCTTGCGCACCAGATACACCTTGGAGACCCACGCCTGCACCCTGCATTCCTTGAGCAGTACCGGCCAGTTGACGATCCACCCCTTGCAGACCGGCTTGAGAACCTTGAATGCCTGTGCCATACAGTTGGTTGGCAGTAGACAGACCTTGCAGACCCGCTTGCTGACCTTGCATAGCAGTGCCAATACCAGACAGACCCAACTGACCGCCTTGCAAGGCAGTACCCAGTCCCTGTTGCGCTCCCTGAAGACCTTGAAGACCAAGGTTAGAGCCGTACTGCAAATTCCGTTGTGCGTCTTGATAGGCTTGTTGCAGACCTTGGGCACGAGCGGCATCCATTTGTGAAGCCAAAGCACGGTTAGCTTCAGCGTTTTCAATAGCCTGACGCGACCCCCCAAAAGCACCTGCACGAGCAGCTTGCGCTCCGCGTTGTGTACGGGCAATATCAGCTTGACGTTGCAAACCTTCAAGTTGAATATCCGTGACATTTTGCTGATACGGCGACATATAGGCGCTGATTGCACTGCTTGTGTCATACGTCCCAGTTCTAGGGTTGTACACATTTTGTGCCGCCTTGGCGTAATCGCTTCCGGCGCTGGCCGCTTGACTAGCATAGTCTTGTGCTTGACCAGAAACTTGACGGCCATACTGTTCAGCACGAAGACCCATCTGACCAATGTCAGCGGCTTGCTGTCCATAGGTTTGCGCTTGGGGGGCTAAACCTGCGGCTTGGGATCCATAACCTGCGCCTTGCCCACCGTAGTACTGACCACCTTGCATACCCAACTGTTGGCCTTGCTGACCCGATTGGAACCCTGCGTTACCGTAACCATAAGCACGTTGAGCAGAGTCAAGACCACCTTGACCTGCGGCGTTGGCAAACCCAGTAGCCTGATTAAACTGGCCGGGCATTTGCAAGTTGGCCGCGTTGTATTGCACTTGCTGTTGCAGGGGACTAAAACCCGCTACGTAATCTTTTACGTTGGCGCTGTAAGGTGTAAAGTTTTTGGTGCCAGTGATGTCATAAATGGGTTTTCCACTTTCATCAGTACCAGTTTGTTTAGTCTGAAACAGCTCTTTCAGGGAGCCGCCAAGTACCGTTTCTACTTGAGGACGAAGCCAATCGGGTACGTTAGATTGATTAACCGTAGTAGTTGTTGGGCCACCGCCCCCACCGCCGCCATAAATAATGCGGCCACCTTCTTTGCGGGTTACAGATTCACCAAGGGGTTCACCCATGGCATAAAGTTGTCTACGGGAATAGCTCATATTAGTACCTCAACTAGGGTGTTGCGCGGTTCAAAGTTGTAACGTTTCCACAAGCGCACGATGGCTTCACGGCCACTACCTTGTATTTTCGTTGCCCCATGTGATTTAAGCAACTGTTTAAATTGCTCAAAAGTAGCTTGGTTAGAAATCAATTTACCGCCAATGCAAGTAACAAACGCTACCCTATGAAGCGGGTAGTTAATAAACGATACGGTGCAAGCACCGTGGATTTGTTTTTCTTCGTCAATAGCAACCAACAAAAGCCACTGCCCAGAAGTTACGTACTGCTGTACATGGTCAATGTTGTAACAATACGCCCAATCGGGAAAATCGTGACCTTTGTTTAGCGCATCTTCAATGTATGGCTTTACTGTAGACCATATTTGATGGATGTAGCTTACATCTACTGAACGAATTGTTAGGTTCATTCAACATCATCCATCAAAGATGCAATACCACCTTCAGCACGGCGCATTACGTTGGGGGTGCCACGCATCTGGGAAGACCGACCCACGATAGCTTGACTAGGGCCAGATGACATGCGTTGCGGTACAGGTTGTGATTTATATTGATCTAAGTCTTTAATTGTGTCGTAAACATAAGAAGGCAGTGGAGAAGGCTGGTAGTTAGGCTGATAGCTGGGTTGACTTACAGGAGGCTGTTGTGGTTGTGGCTGCAATTGTTGTGGTTGCTGGTAACTAAACGGAGTCTGCATTTGAGGCTGATAGTTTGGCTGCTGGGGGCTAAACGGGTTCTGCGTTTGGGACATTACTTGACTTAACACGTTACCAATGTTACCCATAGGGCCACTAAAACTACCAAAACCACCATAGCCAGAACTGTTGGTATAAGGATTAAACGATTTTTGTTGGTATGCAGACGCTTGGGGGCTATAGTTATTTACGCCACCCCATTGTTGAATATCCGTGCGGTTAATACCTGAATTGCGCATTGCATTCAAAGTATCACTCATTGCTGAATTTGGATTTTGTTGAAAATAGTTGCCTATTGCGTTGTTAATATTGCCACGAGACATACCAGAAGCAGAAGCTGGCGATTGCACGGGTTGTGTGCCATAAGTACTTGCATCAAACTGCGTAGCGGGACGTGCATAGTTTTGATACTGCGAGTTGTAGATGGGTTGATAGAACTGGCTTGATTGTTGATAGCCAGTAATGTTGTCTGCGTAATTAGGGTCGTAAATTGGTCTACTGTAGTCCGATTGAGAAGGGCGCATGCCTCCACCAGCTTGTACCAACGAGCCAGTCCTATCACCACTTCCATAAGTTTGGAACATGGGTGGGGGAGCCGCAGAAGTCATACGGTCAGGAGGAGGGGGAGGAGCAGAGGGAGCCGTTTCAGCAGGGGCACCGCCACCGCCACCGCCGGGGTACAGACGAATGCCAGCTTGATAGCCGCTGTACTTGCTTGGAATAATCATGATTGTTCCTTATGCGGCCATGTATTTTTGAGGGCTAATTTCACGGCCTTGAGACTTACGACCCGTGCGGGCTGTGCGAACTCTGTCCATCATGGCATAAAGTTGTTTGGCACCTGCATCGGAAGAGCCATTACCAAGGTGAGAGACCACATCAGCGGGGACAACAAACTCTTCAGTAGCCAAACGAGCAGGGCGCTTACCTGCAATACTCGCAGGAATACTGTCAGACATGCCATCACCCGGGCCTTTGAGCATACGGCCACCACGTGCGTAATCAGAGTAACTACCTAAGTCAGAAATACCACCACGAGCCATATTAGATGGGTACATTGGCTCTTCGCCAACCATACGGTCATAACCGCCTTCAGCTAGGTTAGCAATACCGCCTTCGGCATAATAAGCGGGACGATATGTCTCAGGGTTAAACCGGAAACGTTTCAGGGGGCCGTTGTAATCTTCAGGCCCTTCCATTTCTTCTCGCCCACCAATTGCTCCAGCCAAACCAGCGGCACCAGCAGTGAACTTGTTGGCCTGTAACGACGCCATTGGGTCACTGGCAAACTTGGCCATACCTTCGGTAAAGGTGCCGCCTGTTGGGGGAATGGCGCTTGATACGGGTGGCGTAGGTATAACAGGGGAGGTGGGGGGAGTAAAATTAGAAGGTAATCCAGTAATACCCGTACTACCTAAACCTTCTGAAAGCGGAAGTGCATTATTTATTGCACTAGTAATACCTTGGTTTGCAGCGGCAGTATTTGCCAACTGACTGGCTTGCGCAAAACTTTGACCCGGTGCAAGCCCCGGTGCTATTGGAGTAGATGCCAAACTTGATGCTGGCAGAGCATTTGCCATAGTCGCACTTGTAGCCGCCTCAGTACCCGCAGTAGCCAAAGCCGCTTCTGTACCAGCCGCGCCACCTAAAGCTCCACCAATACCCGCACCGGCACCGCCGGTCAAACCGCCGAGGAGGGCACCTTTAAGAGGATCGCCACCAGTTATAGCGGCAGATCCACCACCCATTGCCGCGCCAAGCAGCATCGCTTCACCGACTCCAGTACCCATAATAGGCTCCTCTATGTTTTGTCATATTCTAGTACTAAGGGGTCACCGTGCCAACTCTTCCAGACCCAGAAACACCAGTTAAATTTTTAGTAATTGTGCCCCCAACAGGCCCAACACTTCCGACTGCCCCTGAACCTGAAACTCCAGCCAGTTCAATAGGAACTTTAATACGCAATATGTTTGTACCAGATTGCAGTGTACCGCCTTGTGTATCCCTGTAAACATCCCCATAGCGTAAATTAACATAATCTGCATCAGTTGGCAGAGTCTTTAAATCAAGATTTAAACTTGCTAGATTAAGTTGTTGTACTGTGTTGATACTGTTAAAAAACAACCGAATCACATTACTTAATGAATTCATGTACGCTTGGTCATACTCCACAGGTGCTTGTGGAATATTTGGAGAGGCGCGATTCTGAAGCATTGACATAGGTTATCTCCTACCGTCTGCTCTAATATCAAGTCTAGGCGCACCTAACTGCCATGTTGTACCAATCTGGTCTGAGGCAATTTTAAATATCAACTGACGACCGCGAACACGGGTGTAAATCTGCCCCGTATATTCTTCAGTAATGTTGTATGTTGCACCCTTAGTAACGCTTGCACTACCCAAATTGCCTGTGCCAGAACCAGAATTTTGTAATGGATACAGAGTCATGGCAACTGCGGCGGCGGAGCCACTAGGTGTGGACGAAGAGTTTTCAAAAGTCAAATCAGGCAATATGCGCCACACGTAGCCAAAGTTATGGCCATCACCAATATCAAATTCAGAAGAAGAAATGTAAGCTGGCAGTGCAGTTAAATTACCCAGCACATAAGCATCCACCCCATCTTCGTGTTGTACAAGTTCACTATCGTATGTAGCGGCAATAGGCAGGGGTAACAAACCGGAATCTAACCAAGCTGTACGACCCATGTTGCCATAACTCCACACATTCTCAACATAGTTATAGATTACGTACTTATCTATTGCAGTTGAATTAGCAGAGCAATAGAACCACCAAATTTCATTAAAGCCTTCATTGGTACCAGCATAAACTTGCTGGGCTTGTAAGGCATTAAAGTCGCTAAAAATATAACGGCGTAAGTCACAGTTCAATGTCTGTACACGTCCATCGTATTTATAGAATTTATCTACACCCATCCAATACACAGCGCCTGACGCAATCACAGCGGCATTAGGGCCAACCACAGATACGTTATCTGCAATAAGTTGTGCCGTCCACACAAAAGGTGGGCCTACGTACTGCAATGAATATATTGAAGAATCTGTAAACACCACAATCTCTTGGCGAGATTGCACAGCAGTAACAATTTTAGAGCCGTGAGATAGTTGCAAACTACCAGCTTGATTCGTAGCGGCGGGTGTCCATGTGTACGGGTCTTCTTGGTCTGACCAACGAATCAACATTGGGTTTAAATAAGATTGGCCGTAATCGTTTGTACCAAACACAAGCACAAAACGACTGGCATCAGATACAAGAATGTAGTTTTGAAATAGAGGGGCGTCGTCATCACCAGCATCTGCCAAATCCACACCGCGTTGAGAAATACGTTGAATACCGGATTGACTACCAGAAGTTGTAATGGCTATACCGTTAATTGTTGTAGATACGCTGAACGTACTACCTGTTGAATTCACTACAAAATAAATTTGGCCAACAGTCAAACCAGTTGGCAGTGCGCCTGTAGACGTAAATGTAATAGCCGTGCCATCAGGAAAAGAAAAACCGGGAGGTAGGGTAATAACGCCGGGTGTTGCAATACTGATTGTTATTTGAATTGCCGCATAACCTACATTGGCATTCCAGTAGTAGATACCTTGACCACGAGGGCCGTAAATTAAATCTTCACCAAAGTTTTGTTGGTTCCAAATATAAAGAGAAGTAGAGGTGGTTTGACCATTACCCCATGTACCACCGCCCCAAGGGCCAGCACCCCAACCAACAAGCGGTACTTGGTATGTGTTGCCTGTATTAACTTCATATTGCGTGACGACCGTTCCACCACCGGGGGAGCCTGAAGCATCCGTTGCATTAGCAGTAGCAGATACCGCAATCGTGTAGTTGTTATCGTCAACAAACGTAATTTGAAAAGAGCCTGTCAACACTGCGGCAGTGATGTTGCCACCTAAACCAACAATACCCGCACCGCTATAAATAGCCGTATCGCCATCTACGCATCCGTGGTTTGTTTCAAAAACCGCTATGACACTTGAGCCAGCAGTTGCAGTAAAGGGATTGGTTAGCGTGAGGGTTTTACGAATTGGGGTGATGTCGTAATAATTGCCACCGTTAAGTATGTAGAAATATACGTTAGTACCAACACCAACTAAACTGTCACCAGCTAAAGTAATCCAGTTCCACAATGAACGGCAAACACCTGTAAATGTGCCTGATGCAAACGGTGTCCAGCCACCAATTTTTTCTGGGTTGCCTTGACGAAAGCGAATTTTGTCACCTTCATACCAGCCGCCTTCGGTGGTATACCGTGTGTTCTCCCGGTTGACGCCCGGTTTAAACAGGAATTTTTGTAGTGGCATGGGCTACCTTTATTTACTGGCAACGCCTTTGGTCTTCTCAAAAGAACGCATACCGGCAATGCCTAAGATGCCTGATAATATCACCCAAAGTTGGTCTGCGTCTAGTACTGGCGGGGGATCCATACCAATCGGAACCCAGCCCATAGCTTGCAAGTATTTCCAACACCACTGAAACAGCGGATACAGCAGAAACTGATACCCCATAGCCGCTACGCCAATCCATCCAATTGCAGGTCGCCAGCCACTGACAAACACGTTGGACGAAGCGGCTTCAATCTTGTTGACTTCAATTTGAGCCAAGTCAGTGGCTTGGTCAATCCGCTTTTCCTCAAGATCAAGTTTACGTTGTTCAATCTCCATTTCCATTTTTTCTTTGTCGGTCGTGATCAGGTCGCCCGCAACCTTACCAACAGCTTCAATAATTGATCCTACAGCCAGCAAGCTCATGCTAGACCTTTCAGTGTGCGGTTAATCCAACCCTTGAGGAACTTCACCTGCACGGGGTTCTTGTTGCAAATCTCAACATATCTGGCAATCTTAGCCAAGGCGTAGGACTCTTTAAACCGCTGTCCGTCCGTGATCTGGTTAAGTTTCTCAATGGTTTTTGCACCAATACCGCCATCAGGGGTAGCACCTACCACGAGTTGCGCCAGCTTCACAGCCATGCCCATGCCTGCGTTTACGCCAAAGTTAAATATGCTGTTAGCAACTTCTTGGTTTGAAATCTCGTTGCCGCGCATCTTGTCCCAAAATTCAATGCGGTAAAACTCACGCACCATAGGCGTTAGAGAGCCACCAAACTCCTTCTTATCCACAAGCGCCCAGCCGTTCCACTGGGGGTTTTTGTTACGGGCAATGCCAGCGTAAGTCATACCGCCTGTGTCACCGGGCACTTCATGGAGGACGTAGCCGCCCTCGTCTCTAATCATTTGCTCAAAAGCAGGTTCAAACTGAGCCATTACTGTTTACTCCTTGAAAGCATGGTGGCTGCAATTTCCATCATGGTTCTTGTTACCTGAATATCGGCGGGTTCAGTATCCCATCCCACAGTAATCTGGCCTATAAATCTGTTTGGGTCAGGCGGAATGCTGATTCGGCAAGTGTAGGCAACCCCCTTGGCGATGTACCACAAACCCATTTCGGATTGCGCTGAACGGTATTCTCCGCAAGGTATCTCGCTGGCCATTAGCTTAACCACATCTGCATTGTTGGATGCGTTTTGAGTAAATAAGCCCACATCTAGCCCATCGTTGGTTTTGTCTCGGCCTTCTTTGGTGTAAGCACGGTACAGAACACGGGTTCCAAACATAGGGTTTACTTTGAACACAGCAACAATAGTGGCGTTGGTGGTTTTAAATAAGTGTGCAGCAGCGTCTTCTACCCTGTCCTCAACAATGCTTGGCATCTTCTTGGACTCTTTGTACGCGCCCATCAACAGTTCTTGGTTCTGCCAAATAAAGTAACCAGAGAAGGCAAACAACGCCATGAGTATTAACGCAAATAGCTTAAACGGGCTGTCCACATAGGACAACACCTTGCTTAGTATGTCTAATGGTTTCTCGTCACTCATCCTAGTCCAATCATTCTAAGTAATTTATTGGCAACATCGTCCGGCAAAAACCGGAGTAGCCCAAGCACCCACCACGCAATGCACAACCGCACAAAGATTTTAAGGAAAAGGTCAAATTGTTTTTGATACTCATTCAACGACCGCACCTTCTGGTTGTCTCACAGAATTGCATTAACTCATACACACCAACAAAGACTAAAAATAACACAAAGAAGATTCCACCTATTGCCAAGCCAATCTCTAGTTGTTCTTGCTCTTTCTGTTTAGCCTCTTTCTCCGCTCTCTTTAACGCACTTATCTCTTTGGCGTCTGCTAAATCCATCTCTGCTTGACGAGCTTTAATCTTCTGCCATACGTCAATCTTGCCAGTCTGCATAAAGAGCATTTTTAGCTCTTCCTCAAACGCTCTGGCCTGCTCCAGTGCCATTTCAATTTGCAAAGCCGTCCCCATGTTTGAGCCTTTGCCAGACTGCTTGGCTTGAAGCATGGCTTTGGTAGCTACCGACTTAGCGTCAAATAGCTTCGCAATCATGGGTGCTAGTGAAGAAAGGTCTTGGGCAACACCCGCCGCCTTCTTAACCAAGCTGATTGCCGACTGTATGCCCGCTAGTGCCGTGACTGGATCAATCATTTCCTCTCAACCTTTTGCCACTCAAGGCATACTACTTTGCGGTTATACACATCACCTGTCCATGCCCAACGCACACAGCGGTATTCAGTTTTTCTGTCTTGGCTGGCGGTTCCAACCAGCCCCAACAGCAGTAACAGAAGGAGCCAGCGCATGAATCATACGTCACCAGTGTTAGTAGATGGGAATGCGCGGTTGTAACCCCAAATAATCCTTACTGCGCCAGCCGATGGAGAATTTTGGCTTGAGCCACCACCATAAAGACCACCTGCACCAGTTCCACCACCACCTGCACTACCATCAGTTCCACCACTACCACCGCCACCACCAGCATTTACATTAACTACATAAATACCGCCAGCACCGCTAGTACCTTGACCGAGTATGCCAACCCCGCCACCGCCACCACCCCTGCTACCACCTGAACCTGCTCCGCCGCCACCGCCACCGCCAGAGCCATTACCACCATTAGAAGTATGTGCGCCACCAGCACCGCCATTCCCAGAATATCCACCTGCGCCACCGCCAGAGCCGGGATTGCCTACACCAACCCCACCTCTACCGCCAGAGCCACCAGTACCATAGATTACAGAGCCACCAAGACCGCCACCACTAGCACCATTTTGACCGCCACCTGCTTTGACGCTAGTTGAGTTAAATGAACTATCTTCTCCATATCCAATAACACCTACTCTTATGTTTCCAACAACAACCGTATACGAATTGCCGGGAACAACTGTAATATTATTTGCATATGCTAAAGCACCACCGCCACCGCCTGCAGCATCAAAAGCACCATCTGGTGAATAAGTTCCACCCGCACCTACACAAACAACAGAAACTGAAGTCACATTTTGAGGGGCAACCCAAGTATATGTTCCGGGCGTTGTAAATGCTTGTTGACCAGCAGGAATAGGCCATGTACCAGCCGCTTGATATTGAGCCGCTTGATCTAGTGTCCAAATGCCGGGAGCCGCAGTATTGCTAACTGTTGGAGCGGTTTTAGTGACATACCCACCGGGATATTGTTGACTCATACATTACCTGTGTTTGTTGAGGGGAACGCACGGTTAGCGCCCCAAATAATTCGGACAGCGCCACCAGCACCTGTACCACCTGTACCGCCGTTTCCATTTGATCCGCCGCCACCGCCGTATGCGGCCCCATTTTTATTTCCGTCGGGAGCATCCTGAGCGGAAGCACCACCTGAACCGCCTTTACCCCCAGTTGGATAAGTACCGGCATCTGAACTACCCGCCGTTCCACCAGCACCGCTGGCTCCTTGCCCAAGAATGCCAACCCCGCCACCGCCAGTTGGGTAGTAGTTTGAACCATACGGAGGAAAAGCTCCAGAGCCGCCGCCCCCGCCACCCCCGCTACCGTTGCCGCCCGCAAGTATGTTACCGTTACCACCATTCCCTGAGTAGCCGCCAGCTCCGCCACCACCAAAATCGTCGCCTGCTTCTATCCCTTCGCCGTTTCCTCCATTGCCACCACCATCCCCAGCGTAACTGCCACCAACTCCGGTTGAACTAATTCCACCAAACCCACATACGGTAGATGTGTTGGCAAAGTAGCTATTTCCCCCTGAATTATTAACGGCTCCTGCCGCACCTACAACCACTGTGTAAGAAACACCGGGTGTAACAGAAATATTATTTTTCCAACCAAGGCCTCCGCCTCCACCTCCAATATCAACGCCAAAGCCACCAGCACCGCCGCCTACAGCTACTACGGAAATAGAAACTACATTATCAGGACAAACCCATGAGTAAGTACCGGGCGTTGTGTAGGCTTGTTGACCGGGAGTTGTAATCCATGCGTTATTTCCAATTGCTTTTAATTGTTGCCGTAACGTCCACAGCCCTACAGCCGCTGTTGTAGAGCTTGTAGCAACTATTGCGGATAATTTAGCCCCAATATAGCGCAGTGACATAAGACACCTATTAGGTAATTGCTTCGTAAGCGGCGGTCAATTCAATTGCAGCGCCAGTACCAACTGTGACAACAATAGACTGAGATTCACCTACATACAAAGCTGTAGTTTTATCCACAATAATCAATGACGCATTTGCCGGTACGTTAATTTGATAGGCAATACGATATGCAGTACCGCCACCGCTAACCGCACTATTGATAGATACCGTTACAGGAACCGCAGTGCCAGTGACATTAGAAGCAATAATACTATCTAGCTTATTGACTGTGCCAACCGCAGGCGTCAATGCAGTCCAAGTTGTAACGCTAGAATTTGCGGGGATTAAATATGAAGTGTTGCCGTAAATACTTGTTACGTTAACGATATTGGGATTTGCCATAATTGCTCCTTAAAATCCAAAAATAATTGCCATAGCGATGGACTTGCCGGTAGTAATACCACCCAAGTTTGATAACGCTGTTGTTGCTGTAGAGGCGTTTGTACCTCCATTTGCAATAGGTAATATACCGGTCAGACTTGTAGCAACACTTGATGCTACTTTAACAAAGTCAGAGCCGTTCCATGCTACAAGACATTTTTCACCGGATATTACAGTAACACCTGTAGTTGGGCCAGAGCCGCGAATAACAACTGAGCCAGTCCCTGCATTGATAACAACATAGGCTTTGCTCTGAGCGGGCGCTGTCACATTTCTGGTAGTTGCGCCATTACTAGCAGTCCAAAGAATTATAGAACTTCTAGCTTGGTTTGATGCACCGTTAGTTGTACTAAGCGTTACGTCTGTATTTGCACTTAAAGTAGTTGTCCCAGCAACGGCGGAGTCAATCAACGATGTGATTGAGTCATTGACAGTCGTTCCCCACGTACCAGACAAGTCGCCTGTCGTTGGAAGCGCTAAACCCAGTAAGGGCGAAAAGTTAGTAACTGCCATAATTTATCCTTATGCCGTATATGAACCAGCAGATTTAAAAATCATCACTGTGTTTGACCCATTAGTCACAACAGTTGGAGAGCCAGTTGTTGTGCCTGAATAGTTTGCTGTTGGGACAGAAATAATAACGCAACCAGAGCCACCATTTCCACCAAACCAATTTTGTCCACCACCGCCACCACCACCAGAATTGGCCGTTCCTGCATCACCCTGCGTTCCACTAGTTCTTCCAGTACCACCACCGCCAGAACCTCCAGCCGCGCCCGGATAACCACCACCGCCACCGCCAGCAAAATATACGCTAGTGCTAACAACTTGACCAACACTTGCAGAAGTTGCTTGGGTTGTTGTAATTAAAGTTGTAGTTAATCCAACGCCTCCCGGGCCACTAACACTTCCGCCTGACGTGCCATTACCACCGACCCCACCAGCACCGCCGCCGCCGCCAGCACCATCGGAAACGCCAAAACCACCCGCATTACCTTGTCCAGCCGTTCCCGCTCCGCCATTTTTTTGTGCGCTACCCCAGCCGCCGCCGCCAGAACCGCCAGAAGCATTTGTACCATTGTTTGTGCTTCCGTATCCACCACCAATAGCAGTAAGTCCTAATCCTGTGCTGTCAACACCGTTAGTTGCAGAGTTTCCAGATGATGGATTTCCAGTTCCACCTGCACCAACTGTAAATGAATATGTTGTAGCAGGTGTGAAAGTGCTAGTTCCTGATAATAATCCACCTGCACCACCACCTGCCGCACCGCCGCCGCCACCACCTGCAACAATTAAATAACTTGCTGAATATGTATCAGCAGGAGTTACTGTAACTGTTTCCCAAAGAGTGCCATCGTAAACTTCAAGCGTTGTCTTGGTTGTGTTCCAACGAAGCATTCCAGCCGTAGGCGTTGGCCGTTGAGCCGTTGTTCCTTTTGGAACTGTTAATGCACCAGTAGAGTTAAACGTAGCATTCTGATCTGTGCCAATTGTGACCGCAGTCGTGCCATTTGTTTGAAGCGCAAGAACCCCAGACGAATCAGCCGCCGTCTTTAGACCAGCACTTCCTGATACTGATCCATTGTCTGAGTTAACTGTTGATGCCATAAATTCCTCAGAATGTAATTGTTCCAGAACCAGTCCATTTATAGACTCTATATCCACCAGCAACAGTTATTGTGGGTGATCCAGTTGTGGTTGTTGCCGCACCATAAGTATCAGCATATCTAATAATCACAATTCCTGAGCCGCCATTGCCACCTGTAGATGTTCCAACGCTAGAAGCATAAGAACCACCGCCTCCACCGCCACCTGTGTTTGCTGTTCCTGTTCCAGCCGTATCAGTGCTAACGCCAGCGCCATTTCCACCACCACCTGTGCCGCCTGTACCTACTGTGTTTCCAGAACCCCAAGAATCATTTCTAGTACCACCACCACCGCCGCCAGCATAAGTTACTGATGATCCAGAAATGCTTGAAGCAGTACCATTACCGCCATTTCCGGCAGTATTTCCACTAGCATTTGATCCTGCGGCACTTGCACCACCAGCACCGCCACCAGCACGAACGCTTCCCGCTGGTGATGTTCCTGATGTTCCACCATTAGAGCCTTGGCCTGATGTTCCAGTTCCACCGGAACCAGCGCCCGATCCATCACTTCCGCCGCCACCGCCACCGCCACCAGAGCCACCATTTGCGCCATTTCTAACAGAAGCTGTTCCTTGAGTTGTTGAACATCCACCACCACCACCACCGCCTGTGGCGGTAATAGAACTAAATACAGAATTAGAACCACTTCCACCAGTTGCGGCTGAAACTCCCGTTCCGCCAGCACCCACAGTAACTGTGTAAGATGTTCCGGCAGTTACAGAAAGTCCAGTAGCAGTTAAATATCCACCAGCACCACCACCTCCACCTGATGTACCACCACCAGCCGCACCACCCGCAACCACAAGATATTCAACAGAAGGAGGGGTATTTAAAAATGTGGAGACTGTATTCCAAGAGCTGTTATATGTTGAATAAACTTCAAGCACGTTTGTAGTGCTGTTTATTCGGGTCATCCCGTTTGCAGGAGTACCGGGACGCTGGGCTGTAGTCCCTACGGGCAATGTCAAAGCGCCAGTCGCATCAACACTAACACCATCAGTTTGACCACTGATTGTGCTTGATCCAGATCCACCGCTTATTGTTATTGCCATAACATTACCTTAAATGGTTGCTTCAACCCAAGAAGTTGTAGATTCATCCCAAACGTATTGTTTGTTATCAGTTGGGTATGCAACTGGCGCATCCCACTTGCAAGTTGTTTCATTAAGAACCCAAGATGCAAACGGCTTGGGGGCAATAAACGCATCACGGGTTGAGTCGTATGTGTAGCCAATGCCAGCGTAGTTCTTACGCATATTGCCGTTGTAGCTGGTCTGCAACCACACACCGCCTAACAAGTCGTGGCAAAACTTAGCGCCAATAGTTTCTGACTCAGCGCCATGTTGATCTTTGCAATCGTCATTGTTCACCACAATAACGCGCAACACTGTGTTGTTTAAACCGATTTCTGCAAAATGTGCCATGTCTACCTCAATCTTTATTGAACCAAAACCCAAGATACTGTGGTTTCATCCCACCTATATTTATGACCGTCTTGGGGACAAGATACAGGCGCATACCATAGGTGTTGAGTCTGGTTGTACAACCAAGATGGAAATGGTTTAGGCGGAATGAACGCATCAGTTTGGCTGTCATAGACGTAGCCAACGCCGGGAAAGCATTGGCGTATTGAGCCATCTTCTGCACACCGCAACCATTTACCGCCATATTCTCGATATAGCCAATCACTGTCTTTGGTATCTACCAAATACAAAACATCAGTAACGATGTTATTTTCTACTTTTGCGTACCAAGCCATTTTATGTCCTTACGCAGTATATGTGCCAGCAGTTGTGAACGTGTGGTATGTGTAACCGCCAGAAGAAGTTACTGTGCCGCCTGTACCTCGTTGCGCTCCCAAATAGCGAATAACAACAACTCCCGCTACTCCGTTATTGTTTCCGGCTGCGCCGCCATTACCAGCACTTCCTCTCAACGGATTAGAAGAATCACCGGGTGTTGTCCCAGAACCTGCTGTCAATGTTGCGGAAGTTACAGACGTTGAGTTGTAATAAGCAGAACCGCCACCGCCAGAAGAGCCGGGGTTTGTGTTTGAACCAGCGCCGCCACCCCAATATCCACCGCCACCGCCACCAGAGCCGCCGCCATCGCCTTCTGTGCCGGAAGAACCGCCTTGCAATGCAGATCCTGTTTGAGAAACAGAACTACCTCCAGCAGACTGAGTACCGCCACCACCACCAGCCGAGTTTCCGGCTGCACCAGCAACGCCATTTGTGCCGCCACCAGCGCCACCATTTCGGTCTTCGTAAGAAGCACCACCTCCACCACCAGCAATAAGACGAGCATTTGCTTGAGAAGCAGAAGTCAAGAAAATTCCAGAATACCCACCACCACCGCCGCCATACCCAGAGTTTCCGCAAAGCCCACCACCACCAGCAACTGCGGGGCCTGTTCCAGCATTTGCCGCTCTGGAGTTTCCACCGCCGCCAATTACCACAGCGAAAGCCTCAGGAAATGTTACCACCATAGTTCCGGTTGCCGCGCCGCCGCCGCCGCCAGTTCCAGTGCCTGCGTAACCACCAGCGCCACCCCCACCCCAAGCAAACATTTCAACGCTATATGGTGGAGCTTGATTAAAAGCGATCCAAGAAGAATTTGTTGCGTCATACCACTCCGGCAATCCGGTAGTTGTGTTCATCCTAACCATTCCGGTTGCACCAGTAGGGCGTTGAGCCGTTGTCCCAACAGGCAAAGTCAAAGCGCCAGTAGAATTAACAGTCACTACCCCAGAGACAGGTGTAAGAGTCAGATTGCCTGTGGTATCCGCTGTGCTGACCAGCGCCGTAGTTGTAGTTGTTCCTGCTGAAATTGTGCTCATATAACCACCCACCTTTGGCCGGAAGCCACTGTCACAGACTGCCCTGAAGCCACTGTTACAGGGCCAACAGATAAACCATTAGACCCCGTGCTGATTGTTGTGCTTTGGGATACTGTATCGCTTTGCACTATTACTCCGCTTGTAGAACTTCCTATTGCTGGATAGGTAACAAACACATCTTTAGTACCGGCAGAAAAACTCAACGCACTGGGCTGTGTTCCTGAACTATTGGCAAGAACCGTTGTACGCGCCAGTGTAGTGCCAGAGGATGTGTACGTACCAATACCCACTTCCCATTCATTGCCGGTCTGCCCAGCAATTGTGTAATAAGTCAGGTTTGCATTACCAATCACAGCGAACGATTGATAGCCTGCGGATGCCCCTGCAAGCGTAATAGTGCCCGTACCAGCCGTAGTGGTCGTTTCTTTTACCCGGTCTGCTACAACAATCGCCATGCCGTTTCCTTAATTTACCATCTCAACTTCTTGCCAATCAGCGTTTTGCTCATCTTCAATCAACCCCCAGTTAGCGGATTGAGTACTGCTAATGGCTTGCCAAGCTGAAGTCTGAGCATTATCTATCAACCCCCAACCCGCTGATTCGGTATTTGTGATATTTTGCCAGTTTGCGTTCTCGCTGTCATCAATTAACGACCAATAAAATACACCAACATTACCGACTGCGCCAGAGGCTTGAACACCTGTTAGTGCAACTGACTTAAACCCAACTACGCTGCCTACTGCTCCAGTGGCCTGAACCCCAGTCAAAGCAAACGATTTACTACCCGTAACAGAACCAACTGCGCCCGTAGCGGCTACGCCAGTCAAGGCTTTCGTAATACCCGCTGTAGGTGTACCAACTGCGCCGACACCAGCAACACCAGTAATCCCTACAACACGGCTAAATGTAACCGAGCCAACAGCACCACTAGCTTGGACTCCTGTTAATGCAATGGTTGTTGTATTATCAACAGACCCAACCGAGCCAGAGGCTTGAACTCCAGTTAACGCTTGAGCATCATTGGCTAAAACACTACCAACCGCACCAGATGCCTCAACTCCCGTAATAGCTTTGACAAGATCGGCAGCTACAGTCCCAACTGCACCAGAAGCTGAAACACCTGTTAGGGCAATCTGCACAACTGGCGCAACGCTACCCACTGCCGCATCAGAATGAACCCCAGCAATACCAACGCCGGGAGTCTCAAATACATCACCTACAAACCCTTCAGCCGCCACCCCAGTCAGAGCAATGGTACGCTCTCCAACTGCAACCGATCCAACCGATCCAGAGGCTTGAACACCGGTAATGGCAACAGCTTGAACAACTTCAGCAACGACTGTGCCTACATTACCTGTGGCAAATACACCCGTAATGGCTATATCTCTGTTGCCAACAGCAACGGAACCTACAGCGCCAGAGGCTTGGTTTCCTGTAATGTCCTCAGTTATTGCGGCTGCAACAGTACCCGTTTGACCAGCAGCTTGAACTCCTGTGAGCGCAACCGTTCTCTCACCCATTGCAACGGAGCCAACAGCCCCGCTTGCTTGCACTCCAGTTAACGCTTGCGCATGATTAACCGCAACTGTGCCTACCGCGCCAGATGCCTGAACTCCGGTAAGGGCAACAGTAACGTTTGTATCCCCTCCCGCAAGCGAGGAAAACGGCGCAGCGGAAAACGGGGCGATACCAAACATGGCTACACAGCGGGATTACCCGCCGCCCTCATTAGGTTGTAGACAAGCGGAGCAAACCGGTGGTTGTAGCGTTAACAGGCATTGTTAGTGTGAACGTACCAGCAGTAACAGTTTGAGAACCAAATGTATGAACGCTAACTGCTTTATTAGAAGCGGATGAGTTGTAGATCAACACTGCATCAAACGCTGTAGTCAACGTTACGTTGGTATAAACAAGACTGGCTGAAGGTGTCCAATATGCAACGCCCGCAGTAGACGATGTATTTGTAGATAACGGGGACGTGCCGTTGGTCACTGTTACACCGCCCGCCACGTAGTTTGTTCCTGTTACCTCACCAGAAGTACTATAAGCAGTGGTTGCGGCGTTATATGTGGCTGTAGCCTCATACAGAGCAGCTTTGAAAGTATTACCTGTACCGGTTGTGAAGTTGTGCGTAGCCGTCAAGAGTTCTTGCATGAACGAGGTGCACATTGATTGCGTATTTGCCATGATTTTTCCTTTTAAAAAGAAGCTGCGACAGCGGAAAGACCAACCGCTTTCTTTAATGCGACATGAGCAGAGCGGTGAACCAATTCACCTTCGTGCCAATACTCAACCCATGTTGTGTATTCGTTGTCATTATCCACGAAGCCTTCTTTTTTCTCAAGAAGAGATTCGTCCATTTCGCCTTTGGTGGTGGTTACAAGTGCCATGTTTTTCCTATACAAGTCTAATGAGAGCAGCCGAGCTAGTGTTAGCGGGCATCGTGACAGTAAATGTACTGGTTGACGTTACGTTGTTTCCAAAATCTAAAACACAGACAGCACCATTCGCTCCGGCTTTATAAATCAACGCGCCACGAGCCGTAATTGCGCCAGTCCACGCTGGGCTGGAAAAGTTAACGTAAATGGTACTGCTGTTTGAACTAAGCGCAGTATTCACTGTCGCCGTTACTACCAGCCCACCAGCCGCATAGTTACCACCAGAAGTTTCACCATCTGATGTGTAAGCCGTAGTCAGTTGGTTTAATGTGGCTGAGTTGGTATACAACGCCAAACGAAATGTGTCAGTTGAAAAGTTCAACGTCCCATTGATTAACCCAGTCCGCAACGTATTGCAGGAGTAATTACCTGTAAAGCTCAAAGTACCACCTCATAACGGTTGTGTTTTTGGCGGTTCATTGTAAACGGTATCACTTGTAAGTTTGTTGGCACATGAAAGCCCGATACAAATTTTCCTTGCAATGGAATTATGTGATCAACTTCCCACTGAAAACCAAACAGTTTAGTCCTCAAAGCAGCCAACTCGTAGGCTTGTGCAATGATCCAATGGTCATCTTCAATTAACCATTGTGGTGTACGTTGCAATTTTGCAGTTCTCCGCCGTGCTTCTTTTGCCGCATGTTTGTGTAGATTAGCTTTTTTGTATGCGCTTCCAACGGCCAAAATATGGTTTTTCTTGGCTAAATATCTTTGTTGAAAATACTCGCGCCTCATTGGATTTTTTTCCGCATCATACGCACGTTGCACTTTTTTGATACGTTCTGCGTTATCTATTTTATATTGTTTCTTATACTCAGACACACAAGTTGCACACCAAGTTCGGTGCCCATCAGGATTCCGACCTTTGTGAAACATACTCAGTTCTTTCTGAGTATTGCATTTGGTACAAGTTTTCATGTCACCGCCTGTCTATATTGACCAGAACGATAAGCGTCTTGACGCTCCATACCATCGCCCAAACGTTTAGCTTGTGCAAGGGCTTCTTTGTATTTACCGTCATACAAGGCCAACATGTCTGTCTCACCTTTCATAAAGGTATAAGCCTCAACCAGTGAACCATACAGAAGTACAGTATCAAAGTTATCACCAAGCCATGACGTGCCAGCCGTTACGATAGATTCTGGGTAGTAATAGAAATGCAACTCAACGTTGTAACTTGTATCTGGTGTTGGGCCAAGAATAAAACTTAACTCAGTTGTGATGGTGCTTCCACTGATTGTTGGGCCAAACAAAGCATAGTATTTAGGGATCCCAACATCTGTCGTAGGATTAGGATACGCTTGACGAATGTAATTTACGTCTTTGTTTAACAAGTACTCGTAGTTACCAGACCCATCTATCACTGCCAAAGAATATGTAGCAAGATAATCATCTGGAGCGCTAAGATACTTATTACCCGACTGAATGTTACCCGTCATGTTTTTGCGCAAAAAAGGAAACTGCACCGTGTTATAGATGCGTAATTCCGCTTGCTCAATAAACCTGTTGATTTGTTCAGTAGTCGTTTCTATTCCGCCACTGGCAAGAGTAAAATCCGGAAAATTATTTTCCGTATACGACTGAATAGTATCAAACAGTTGGGTGTAATTCATATCAAGCCATTGGCCCCCGGGCTATTACGCCTTTGGTAGCGCAGCCATTACCACGGGTTTTAATACCAGAAGTCTTTGGTTCTTTGTATGGATCACGACTGATGTTGCCAACAGACATGTTCACATCATTGGCGGTCAAACGATTGCCGCCTTGGTAGCCGCTGTTCTTGATGTCTACACCTGCTTCACCACTCATGTTGTGGGGCGGAGCATAAACGCTGGCATCGCCAACTTCTTTGCCCATTACTTTTTTGCTAAAAGTGGCCATATCAAGCTCCTTTTTTGTATGTGAAGGAAGACTTCTTCTGATTAGCCACTTTGGCCAAACCACGACCCAGAGCTTTCATCTGAGCATTAGTCTTGCCGCCTTTGGCAAACTTTGTTGGCTTCATACCTTGATGCATGCCTTTTTCGTGCTTATGCACCATACCAGCCATCATCTTCTTGTCTTGTTTCAAATCTGCTTTGTCCATATTAAGCTCCTTATGTAACTGTAACCGTAACTGTACCAAGTTCTATTGCTAACACCAAGCTATTTGGCGTTAAAAGTGTATCAAATCCACTTGCTCCACCAACAGGGTTGTACCCCCATTGAAAGACCCGACTACCTTGCTCTGGATAACCAAACCCATCTTGAGTAGTGCTATCAGTCAGCAAAATTTGTAAGCCACTTTGGCCAGAAACTTGGTAGCTCACATCGGGGCGCGGCTCACGCACAGCTTGCGGATCATTAACTGGATACATACCCAGTTGCAACTGTGGCTGATCGGGATCCCAACATGCGGGGCAAACCTTGACCTTAAATGGCTTAGTCTTGACTGTCTGTGTCTTTAATTCCTTGAGCATGTACCTCTGCGCACAACGGTCGCATTCAGCAATTGCATGCTTACCGGAAGAAAACCGATTAGGCATAGAACAAGTTCCTTGGCACAAACCTCAACGGAGAGGTATCGCGGTCTTCTGACTGCGCCAATTCCCACTGCTGTTCGTACTCGGCCTTTAGACCCATCACACGCTGGGGGTCAACATCTGGTAGCTTCATGCTCAACAGATAGGCCAGTCCTGCCACCATACAGGGGATAAAACGGAATGGAATGTCTTGGACAGTTACACCAGAACCAGCGTCCTGAATACGGCGCATGCGGTAGTACACAAACATGTACTGGTCACCGGGGGCGTTAGGCGTGGGCCACACGTTAATAGCAGGTAGGTTCTGCACAGTGATAGCCGCGCCGGTAGTGTGCGCCGCAGCGGTTGTGCCGTTCTGTCCACGAGCGCAGTTAAGCAACTGGTTGTTTACAGGGTCTATGTTGGGGTAACTGATGGTCTCATTATCAATCTTGATAAATCCAGCAGTGGTCAAACCGTCCACATTAGACAACGTGATTGTGGTGGCTGTAGATGAAATGGTTCCGTTAAGGGTAACCGTAGTGCTGTTTTCTTGACCGGACTGGCGGTTGTACCAGACCTGAATTGGGCGACCTTGTGCCAACTTGTTTGGCAACGACATATAGGTCGATTCTGAAATGCCGCTGATGTTGATGTCGATCTGGTTAGATGTGGCGTTACTCTGGCGTATAACCATGTCTAGGAGATTGATTGTGTCTGTAGGCATGGGGTAGATAGCCTGACCCGTCACCATTGGAATCTGGCCCTGTTCTACAGTCCAGAAGTTCAAACCACGGTTTGCCCACTCAATCGTCAGCAAGTTCAACGACCGACGTGCAGTGCGGAAGTTGTAACCCGTGCGAAGTTCTTGACCACAACGCTCAAACGCCTCCTCAATGAGGTCGTTCATGTCAAGGTCAAAGGCTGTGGTTCCGGTGGTCTTAGCCATTATCTATACCCTGCTGTTTTCTTTGCAATTGTCTTGGGTTGGGCTACGAATTGTTTTCCGGCGGCTTTTCCTGCCCGCTTGGCTTTGGTCGTCGCAGCGTACTCAGCAGGGCTGAGACTTTTGATCGCAGCGCTTGGAAGGTATCTTTCACCAGTGTCAGAAGATTTTTTACCACTTTTGGTTCTCCATTTTTGGTCGCCCCAATCTTTAAGGGATTTTTGAGGGGCTTTCAATCTCGGTAGCCTCCGCCAGCCGCCTTGTACTTCTTGGCAACAAGCTGTGCTTTGCGTGCCGACCACTGACCTGCGCCAGTACCCTGCGTTGCTGCGGCTTTTACCTGCGCCAAAATCTTCTTACGAAGACTAGGTTTTGTGTAATTGCCAGCAGCGTTTACCTTACCACCCTCTTTGTACTGGGTGAAATCAGTGTCATCCCGTCGCGCCATTTTCTTAGCGCCGGGCATTTTTGAGGGGCGGATTGCGCCCATACCACGGGATGCCATCATAATCTAGCACATCTTTCCACGGGTTTTACCCCGTTGGGCAATACCATCTGCACGTGAAGAAGCTGAACCGCCTTTAGCGTAGCCCATGTCACTGATCTTTTTACGATCTTTGGCATCTTGGGCATCACGTTTAGCTTCTTGAATTGCGTCAAAGTTAGCGGGTTTTGGGACACCACGAGACTCACGCTTCATCTCAGAGGCCGCTTCGCTTTTGTCTTGTTCTCTTTGTTTTGTAAGTTTGTAATCGGCGTAACCAACCGCGCCGCTACCCGCTAACGCAGCAGGGCCACCATATGCTTCCATGGCTTTAAAAAGTTTGCCGCTACCACCGCCACCTTTGGACTGATCGTCGTAATACACTGTTTCTCTTGCCATGATAGCTCCTTAGCAGGATTTGCCGCCACTCTTCATAGTGATCATTGTGCCTTTGGTTTTGCCTTTAACAGCAATACCATCTGCGCGAGAAGAAGCAGAAGAGACTTTACCGCCTTTAGCGTAACCTTTTACGTCTTTACGAGCTTGCATTTGAGCTGCATCATCCATGCTAGTCATTCTGTTTGAACCAAAAAAACTACCAACTGATCTAACTTTGTCCCCAATGGTATCAAGACCTTTGTCAAGGAACTTGTTTACCCCATCAGGGTTTAATGCTTTTTCACGTTCGTATTTTCTAGCAGATTGTTCATAAACAGCTTTAGCTTTAGCATCGTCTCTAGCTTGTTTTGCGGCATCTGTGGCTGCTTGTCGCGCCGCAATTTCTGCCTGTTTCTCTGCCCTGTACGCATCATCTTTTAAACCAGCCATAATATTCTCCTTAGATCAGCAAGTTTTGCCGCCCTTTTTCATCACACGGGAACCGATGCCATTAGGCACACCGGAACCAGCCATTTTGACTTGCGCACCTTTGGTCTTGCCTTTGACAGCAACACCATCTTTGCTAGGAGCCGCAGTCTTAACAGCGCCCATCTTAGTCATACCGCCACCAGCCATTTTCTTGGCGGGAGCGCCTTTTTTCTTGGCTATCATTGCCATGAAGCCGGGGTTCATCTTAGAAGCCATAGTATCACCGCCTTTTGAAAATTTGCGGCCCTTGTCCGCAGTTGTAAAATCTTTGCCCACAGACTGTGGGACGCCTACTTTCTTAGCAAACGATGGCGAATTTGCAATCGCTGCCATGAAATTGTGTTGTTTCTTGCTAACCGAGGGCACTGCGTTGCTCCTTCATGAAGTCGTCAATCTTGCTCTTAAGTCGGTCTAATCTTGCAAGTACCCGGTCAATATCGTTGTGGACATCAGACTTGGTTACGTATTTCTCAGCATTCTCTTCACGAGTTTTGCTCAACAAAATACTCAAGCGTTTCACTTCATCATGAGACGCCTTCACCCAAAACATCAACAGTGCTGATGCAAAGGAGAGTATTACGTTCCAGACCATGAGTTCCATATCAGCAGTTCCAAGCCCGCAAAGACTTATTTATGCGTGAGTTCGGATCGTTTGCCGTCTTCGCGCTGGTTAGCTTCTTTTTCATGCCACTCATCCTCGCACAGAAAGAGTCTCGCCGGGAGCCGCCTTCGGGCTGGGGCCGTTTCAAATTCATGCCTTGCGCTTTTGCAGAGGCTCGACCTTTGTCGTTCAAGCCGCCCTTCTCGGACTTGCCCTCTTTCCTCTGCCATGCTGGACTCTTAGCCATAGTACACCGTCAAGTGTGTGTTAGCTGGCATTGAAACGTAAACACCAACATCAAACCTAATTCCTTCACCCGGAATTGCTAACGAGTCAAGAGCTTGGTTTGTTGAAACATTGAGTGTTAAACGGATCGTGCCAGAGTTTGTAGTGGCATTATCGTAAAACTGCACTTCTCCAGCCGTGCCACCGGGGGATATAGAAAAGCCTTTAACCCGAGTAGGGCCAGCATAAATAACACCGCTTGCATCAATGTGCGCGGATTTTACGTCTGTTTGCATCATGATGATTGCTCCGTTTCCGGTTCTGGGGCTTCTAGCCTGTTTATGAGCATCTTGTACGCTTGGATTGTGGCTTGAGCCTGAGTCAAAAAGGTTTGTGCCTTCTGTGCTTCAGTCTCAAGTTCACTAATCTCAGACTCCAAGAATTCCTTGGTTATCTGCATTATGAGTTGGTCGTAGTCAACATGATGTAGTACGCAGTACCTGCGCTGTCCACAATCTTCAATGAGTTTGTAGCTGCGCCTTGGGTATTGGCTGTGATCATGCCGGAGGGAACATTGAACAAGTTAGCCACTGTGCCGGTGCCGCTGTTAGTGAAGCGGATGAAAGAAGCGTTTGTCCAAGTACCGCCAGAAGCAAAGTCAGAGTCAGCTTGAATAGCTGCAATTGTGCCGCCGGGGTTGGTAGAAGAACCACCCAAGGTAGCGCGGAGAGCGTTACCTGCACCGGAGATAGTGCCAGAGCCATTGATGCTCAAGCTGATGTGTGCGCCGTTGACCGTACCAGCAGTAGCTGCGCCAGCGCCTGTGACCTGTGTCAAAGCACGGAATGTTTCACCAGAGCCAGTGCTTGTGAAAGTCAGACGCTCATAGGTAAGACGTGTGTCGCCTGTAGTAGCGGATGTTGTAACGTAAGCTGAATCAACATTACCAGCAGTGGTTACAGACAAAGGAGAAGAAGAGGTACCGGTAGAGAAGCCGTTCTGAGATACGACTGGGCCGGAGAACGTGGTGGTTGCCATGATGTGTCCTTACATACAAGTAGAGTGCATTAGTCTGTATGTCGTCAGCCGGGACTGTCTAATGCACCGGATAACCCCGGGTTGAAAGCAATATACAACAAAAGAAAAGGGGGCACAAGGCCCCCCTTCAAATATTTCCTAAGAAATATTACGCACCGGTAGAACCGAACATGCCCAGAGGGTCAGACCAGCCGAAGCTGTAACGCTCACGAGACTTGTAACGGACGTTACCTGTGTCAAAGTCGCCGTCCATAGACTGGGCCAAAGGCGAACGCACAAAGTGCTTCATGCCGTTAGGTACGTCTGTAGTCAGGAACCAAGCATTGGTATCAGTCAAGAAGTGGTTAATGGTATATCCACCGGGGATAGAACCATTGTTCTTCAAGGCGTTGATATCATTGTCAGCAGTAGACACGCGCAATTCAGTCTCAAGCAAGCGAGTTGCCGTGAACTGGAGTGCAGGTGGAACCACCAACTTGTTAGGCTTGGCAGCGATCAACAGGCCACGCTCGTCTGTCCACAAGCTAATCTGAATAACAGCGTTTTCCAACGATGTTTCGTTCAAGTCAGCAGGGGTAGAGGGGATGTTACTGTTAGTACCACCAGACACCAAGGGGTGTGATGCGCTAAACAAAGCAACACCGTCACCACCAGCGTAAGCATTGCTGAAGCCGTTATTCAAAACAGCAGCAGCTTTAACTTGCTTGGTGTAAGCCATAGCGCGGGCCAAAGCCTTCGTGTAACGAGCAGACAGTGAGTCATACAAGTTATCTTCGATAGCCTCTTCAGTCAAGCTGAAGCCCAAAGCGATGGTTTCGTGGTTGTATCGGGCAGTCCATGCTTCCTGCGCATTGTCATAAGCAATGGCAGAACCCTCGTTTTTAACGGGGGCAGCAGAGAAACCAGACAGTTTTGTCTCTTCTTCAAAAGAACGCTCAGAGGTTTCAGTTTCATAAATTTCTTTATGCTCTTCACCATATTTTGCGTACTCCAAACCGAACAAAGCGTTCAGGCCGGGGAGAAGTTCTTTAAGTAGTTGTGCGCGTGAAATAGCCATGATTTAGCTCCTTAGACGGCTGTGCCAGTGTAGTAAGAATGTGTGCCAAAGTTTAATTTGACCAACATCTCAGGAAACTGGGTGAAAAGAATAGTAGACGAGCTAGGAATAGCCGTGATACCGCCGGGAACTGCAATCGTTGAGTTGATGGTCACTGACGTTGCACCAGCAGCCGCAGCCGCAGATACGTACGAACCAGTTTGAACCACTTGACCATTAGCAGCGATGTAAGCCACATCAGTACCCACAACCAATGCGTTAGGCAAAGCCGAGCAAGTGATAGTAGTAGCAGAAGATGAGCCAGTCACGCTAGTTTGAACAGCAGTTTCGCCAACCAAACCAACTACACGCAAAGCCAAATCAACACCAGTGGTAGATGAGGAATAGAGGGCAGCAACAGCAGAATTACCTGTGTTGACGTTACCTGCATTCTGAATCAAACCAAAGTTTTGACCTAACATAGCATTAGCAGCAGAGGCAATAACTGTAGTTGCAGAGCACATCACTACTTTGAACACCGTGTCAGGGTCATCGCAAATGATAGCTTGGCAATCACCTGCGGCAGTACCGGCGGGCCAGTATTGCGCAAATTGCTTTTGCTTAGTTGTGGGGTTAGTGTAAGAACAACCCAAGAACACACCAACAATACCGGTGCCGGTAGAGTCAGTAGTATCTGCGTTATCTACAATAGAACCACGAATAATGTTTACGATATCACCGTAAAAAATGTTCGTAGCGTAACCATACTGGATCGGATAATTGCGGGTAGAACCAGCAAATACCTGACCACCGATCAGGTTGATCGGCTTTAGGCCGTAGGGGGCCGAGACGACGGGATAAGCCATTTAAGACTCCTTAAAAATTTAAGTACCTTTGCCAAAGCTGGACGAGGACTTACGCTCTTGGAAGAGCGGCATCCGCGCATCACTTTGACGCATGAAACTATTGTCTACAGCATCTGTCTGAGATTGAGTGACTTTGGCAAAATGGGCATTTCGCTGGTCTACAAAATCAGTAGGTGTCTTGCAAAGCAATAATCCACCGACCTCAATGTTGTCTTTAAAACGACTTTGGGGATCGGCTAACAGTCGAAATTTCGGTTGTTCTTCAATGGCAACGGGTTCCCAACCTTCTCGGAGTTTGGCCGATAAGTTACGTGGGTCAGCATTGTTCATCGTAGAAACACGAATCCAGCGGTAGTTGTATCCGGGCTGTTTGTCTGGCTCGGGCAAAAGTTCAGGCTGCATCCACTGCTTGGGACGCTCCTGTACCGCACGTGTTGTCAACTCGCGTGTGAGTTTGTTGTCTTTAATATCAGCCATTACGGGCCTCCAATTCAAGTTGTGCCTTCACATATTGCTCTGGCGTTAAACCCAGTTTTCGGGCTAGGTTTACTTGGCTTTGCTTTAGCTTAACCTTATTAGGGGCCGTGCTACGAACTGCCGGGGCGACTACAGTACCGGGTCTTGTCCGGGTCTGCTGTCTATTGTCTTCTTGGTTTTCAAATTTCTCTGAAAACCGTTTGCGCATTGTATTGTCCAATTCGCGGTAATACTCATCAGAACCAACCTCTACACCATTGTCTCTCAGGTCTTCGTGTAAACCTAAAGCAAAGGCCGTCATACTCCGATCCTGTCCAAACCAGCTATTACGCTTTTGCCACGCTACAGCTTTATTGTCCGGTTCAGGTATGTTCGGTGCAGGTTGATACTGCACTTGTTGCTGTTGTACTTGAAATTCTTCCTCTTGTAAAGAGGGCATGCGAAAGTTTTTTACCTGTATAGATTTCAGGTTGGCCATCTGCAACGCTTGGTTGGCCTCCATCATCTTGTCAGAGTCACCTGCCTCATACGCTTCTTTATAGGCACGTTGAGCAATCTTCAACTCCATATCAGCATTACTCTGAATGGTAGAGACGTACTCTTTCTCGCCATTGGTAAGAATACCTTTGATGCGCTTATTCTCTTCTAGCAGGCGTTGTGCCAAAGTGACAGCTTCTTGCTGTTCACGCAGGGCAGACTCTTTCTCACGGCGCTCGTCGTGCCAAACCTTGCGCATTTGCTTGAGTTTGGTTTTAACGTTGTCGTCGTACTGGTCTAGCTCATCCTTCTCTAGTTCTTCAACCAGAGGTTTGGGCAGAGGCTGACGGCCACGGTCTTCAGCCGGGGCGTCGTCTTCAATCTCAATTTCAATTTCAGGTTCCGCGTTTTGTGCGGGTTTACCCTTACTTTCAACTTCGTCTGGAAACTTGAATTCTGTGTCGTCGTCTAAAGGCATTTTGTGCTCCTTTTATTTACGTTTGATACCACGGGGATCGTCTACGACGGCCTCGACAGTATCGTCATTGATGATGCGGAACTCACGGCCATGTATGACCAAGCGAGAACCTGAATGTGGGCGCACGAGGACAAAATCCCCGGGTTTGCACCACGGCCCAGTAGGGAACTTAGATGGGTCTTGATAGCAGTCTGGCCCCATATCGACAACAAATAAGACCGTTGTGAGGGTCTCTTCATTGCGCATGGTTTCATCAGCTTTGATCAAACCTACTTCACTGTCCTCAAACTCTTTCTCTGCCTCTGGTATTGCACAAAGGATTCGGTAGCCAGATGGCCTTGGTAATTGCTTACCCTTTTCCTCCATTGATGATTCCCAGTTATAGGTTCCCACGACTTGTGGGTTATTGGCGTCTGTAGCCAATAGGATGGAACTAGTCATCCGAAGTCTCCAATCGTTGTTTCAGGTCTAGGGTATATCCCCGCATGATGAGTAGACCACGAACCTCACCACACAGTTTCTTGTAATCCTCAAAGGACTCGGCCTTGCCCTCGGCCAAGTACTCTTTAAGTTGCTCGATCTTTTCATCCGCTTGTTGGATGAGAATCTCAAATGCGTTCATTTATTCCCCTTTAGGTTGTCTTTGTCTCATCTGGATGCGCTCCTGCATTGCCCGCAGTTGCTCTTCATGACTCTTGTTAGAGAGTTGCTTGAGGACATCTACACCTTTGTCCATCATGTGGCGCTGCTTATCGCTCTCCATCTGAACAGCAGTCTTCACTGCATCCAACTTGATGCGCTTGTCATCAGTGGACTGCTGTGTCTGGATGCGATCACGCTCGACCTGCAACTGCGCCGCTTTGATGGCGTTGTCAGCTTGGTCTTTAGCAGCTTTACGCTGGTTCTCTTGCGCCTTGAGTTGAAGTTCTTGCATCTGCATTTGCACGATGGGGTCTTGCGCTTGTTGTTGCGCTTGAGCCTGCTGTGCTTCCTGCTGATTCTTCTGGAGTAACTGCTGCGCGGCCTGTGCCAACATCGGAGACAGACGTGCTTCGACTTCTGGAGACATCTGAACTTCCTCACCAGACTCATCTGTCTGCGCTGGCAACTGCATACCCAATGTCTCTTCAATCTGCTTGCGATACTCAAAGCCCAAGTGCTCGTTGATGTGAGCCATCATCGCTTGCTGCATGGCTTGCGCCATCGGGTTTTGCTGGAGCAAAGACTGAATCTTCGGATCCTGCATCGCGGCCATGTGCACAACAATGTGAGCTTGATGGTCTTGCGCAAGAAACGCTTTGACCGGCTTGCCCTTGAGCACATTCTGATTCTCAGATATTGGATCTGTCGGCTTCTGATCGTCGTCCATCGGAATGAGTTTGGCGTAGTCCTTGATACCCAACACCTCAAGCATCTGACGGTGCAAGAGTGGCAAGTTATACAACTGAGGCGCACCTTGAGCAAGCTGCAAGACAGCCTGATACTGCACAATCTTCTGCGCCATTGTTGACGCATTAGGATCGCTGACAGGGATCACGTCCACATCATCATAGTCAGACTTCTTCGCCTTGCGACTGCCTTCACTTGGTTGGTAGTCGTAGTCGTCTGGTGTGTACTCGGCGATGATGTGCTTTAAGAGTCCCAACTCTTGCTTCATCGAGTAGTGAACACGCGCCTGAATGGCAGACATGTTCTTCAACGTTCTTTCCAGAATCGCCAAGGTAGTACCTACCGGCGCTTGCGCACTCATGTCACTGAGAGTCAAGTCCGCTGTGTTGGCAAAGCGTCTGCCTTCTTCAACGATCTGACCAAGCAAGGCCATCAATGTCTGGCTAGGCTCTTTGTACGGCAGGGGCAGTAAGTTATCTTTTAGTGTGCCACTTGCCACATCTGCATCACGCCACTCACCCGGAGCAATCGGTGTGTCGTCTCCCTTGACTCGCATACCACGAGTCTTGAAGCCGCCGGGCAGGTTACTTAAAGTACCAGCATCGACAAGCTGACGAATAAGAGAAGTGCCTGACTTAGCAAAAGCCCCAATGAGGTGGATAAGGCCAAAGCAATAGAAGCCAAAGCCGGGAACGTATCCATAATGGACAAAGTGCTGTCGTTTTGTATAGGTCTCATCATCAGGCTCCCAGTTGCGACGAATAGCCAGCACGTTGCTGGTTCCCTTTTCAATAGTGACTACATACGGCAGTGCAATGCCAGTCTTCTCACCCTTCTTGTCTTTGTGCTCATAGCCTTCCAAGTCAAGGTCTACGTTCATCTCCAAGAGTTTGAAGCGATCATCGGCAGTGGCTCTAAAGCCCATCTTCTCTGCAATCTTCTTCTCAACTTCATCGAGCACGTTGTCAGGTGTACCCAGATCAACATCACAGTAGAACCCAGCCACTTGAAGTTTGCGCAACTCGTTCTCAGTCTTACGCATCACATGAGTGATACGCGGGGAAGACTCTAAGTTACTCGCGCCGTAAGGCACAACGATGTCTTCAGCAGGAACAAAGAAAGACACTTGGCGATCAAGTGAGGGATCAAAGTACACCTTCTTGAACGCATTGCCAGACAGACCCAAGCCCCACAACATGCGCTCATGCTCTGGCCTGTATTCCTTCATCACATCTGTCAACTGGTAGTTCATGTCGTCTGCCACACGCTGTGCAGACTCTTTCTTAGCAGGTGTCTCTTTGCCAATGATCTGGGTCTTAACTGGCCCAGCGGCAGGAAACGTTGCCATCATTGTCTCGGACTGGAACTTCACCAGAGCTTCAGACAACATGGGGTGAAACACACCACACGCACCTTCCCAAGGTTCTGTGCGTTCTTCAATCTTCATGCCCAACAACTCTAGGCCATCAACGTAAGTCTGCATCCAGTCTTTGCGACTGGCTACGTCCTCGTCATAGTCACTGATCAATTCT